ATTGCCCTGCTTCAACGTGAGAATGCACAGTTGCATGGCGTTTTACGCTTGTTAGGCCAATTGGTTGATGATATGAACGCCAACTGCTCCTATGAAGTCTTCGAAGTGCAGTGGAACAGCCTTACCGAGCAGGTCAAGAGGCTGTCTGGCTTCTTCGAGAGCCACCAGAAGGCACTACAATCGCTCCAGGACTCGATTCCTGACGTTTGGGACCAAGATGAGGTAGATGACCTTGAATCCTAGAGAACTGCCTTGCAACAGCCCAAGGCGTACACCTGGAGAGCGCAAGAAATTTGTTGTCCGAGCGTGCCAGAATGGGCAAAGCAAGGTTATCCGATACGGAGATCCAGACATGACCATCAAGAAGAATAACCCAGCGCGTAGGCGCAGCTTCAGGGCTAGGCATCAGTGTGATTCCAAGCCTCCAAGCAAGTTAACAGCCCGTGCGTGGAGCTGCAAGAACTGGTAATATGGCAAAGGCATCCCAAAAGACACGCCACAATGCCTCAAAATCGAGCAAGGATGCCCCTAGAAAGCGTCTTTGTAGCAAGGCTGATGCTCCAGACCTTCCAGTGGTCAAATTTAAGGTTGAGGAGCTAGGAAACCGAGCTTGCTGTTGCAGGATTGGGCGTTAAGCTAACGCTCCCGTCAATACTCACCAGGCTACCGTTTGGTAGCTGGCCTACCGTTTTCGGTCCGCCACTTTTGCCAACGCTCCCGTTGTGCCTGCGCTACCGTTTGGTAATGCTCCCGCGATAACTTGCGTGCCTTGCAAGACCCCTTGACGCTCCCGCCTTTCTTACCCAGGCGCGAAAGGTAGGCTTTAATAATTTCGTCTTCTGTCATGTTTTTATATTGTCCTTATAGGCCAAGCTTCCGTTTGAATAACTCACAAGCGCGAGCCATTGCAAGACAATCCTGCGCCAAGGGTTGAACTTAGGCGCGGATTAGGTTAGATGCCTAGCCACTCGTCAAGATCCTTAAGCTTTCCCATGTTGGGTTTCCAATCATCAACGTACCTTTCATATGCCCATTGCCTCCAGGCATCATATTCTAGGTGCACCATTTCCTTCTCTTGCGATTGCTTTAATTCGCCCATATATCTTACTCCTTATTAGTTCCGCGCCGCCGTTTGAATGGCTGCGCTGCCGTTTGTAGGTTGACCCTATCGGGTCTTACCTTTGCTTCCCCCGTGCCAAAGGGGAAGACAAGGGAAGACTTACTTGCGCTTATTCTTAGGCCATACCAGGACTATAAATAAGGCAATTAATCCACCATGCAGCAAACCCAAGGCATATATTTGAGGTGAATTCATTCGCCTACCTCTTTTCTTATTACTGCGGACCATTCCATGCCTTCACGGATTGCCCAACGTAGCGCGCTTCTCCAAGTCAAAAAGCGTGCCTGGAATTGCCCGATTGAATTGTAAACGGCATAAACCGTTTTCATGCCTTTACCTCCCCATGATCCACAAGGTGGAAAACGGTATGGCAATCGTGGCAACGCAAATAAACCTTCCAACCTAGCGCGCCAAGGCACACAAGGTCAGAGTTTCCACACGTTGGGCAGGGCTGCGGGTTGTCGTTTATCTCCTCCTGGTACTCTTCGCGCGTCATACTTCACCCCTTGCCATTGCTAATACCTTCTTTTTTGATCCACCGTGAGGAATAAACCCCACGATGACGGAACGATTAGCACGGGAGCAGAGTTTACACGTCGCGCACGTCACACCTTCGCGCGTTTGCGCGGGGCATACGACAACCTTTCTCCCTTGTGGGGTTGTCACGTTTTCGCCTTTCATCGTGGGAAGAATAGTCACCACGGGACCAACGTCGAGCGCGGCAAGTTCATCCGCATGGCTCAAACCGTTTGCCGATAGGTTGACCGTAAACCCGTTACGGTTTGCGGCTTTAATCGCTTCACGGTTCGACTTTGTCGGGCCATCCTGCCGCTCTAATACGGGTTTATGAGTGTAGGTAAACCCATTCCTTCCCGTGTTAGCCTTGGCAAGTTGACCAAGTAGCACACCGTTGACCGTGTTATTATCTCCAGGCAAATCTCCAACTTGATTATGCCGCCATAATTGACCGACGGGAAGGCGTGCGATTGATTCGCAGAATCCCTCCCACGTTGTGCCACGGTCCGCGCCGTCAACTTTATTCCAATGCCATAACAACGGGCCGCCTTCGCCATAACAACCTTTTCCACCGTTTGCCTTTTTGAGCGGGCAAGCGTCGGGGCAAGTATTGCGGCCCGACGTTGAAACGGGAATATTGCCCGTCTTTACGTTGCCGCTTTTCTTCGACAAGTGAACGATAGGAGGAGCGTTGCGGATCATGAGCGGCTCCAGGTCCTAGGCTCAACTTGCGTCTTCCAATTGTCTCCACCGTCAAACGCGACTAGCACGCGATGGGGCCAAGCGTTTTCCTTCACCCATTCCATGACATTCGACGCATGGAATGAAGTTGTCATATCGTGCAAGTAAGAGAGCAGCCTGCTTTCATGGATTCTTCCAAAAACTTGAGAATCCAATATCTCTTTAGTTTTCCAGTCTTTAATCAATATCTTTACCGTAGTACTTCCAGGGAAGTAAGCGTTTTCGCTAATCTTCGCCTGGATAATACCGCCCGTGCAGCATTCGCCTATCTTCCATGTTTTAGTTTTGTTCATAGTGTGTAGTTTCCTTTCTTTCTTTTATGCCTTGGGCAACTCGAATGAGTTTTCCCTCGACAAGTAGCAATCTAATACAAGCGGTTGGACTCATCAATACTTTCTTTTCATCAAAACTATGTTAGAAGTTTTCCTAATGGATGAAAAGAGCGCATCTCCAGGCGCGATAGAGTTGCCAATCGATAAGGCGAAAAACGGCAGGCCGACGCAATACGACGAAAAGCTAGGCGCGAAGATAATAGATGCGGTACGCGCGGGATTTACTTTAGAACGCGCAGCGGAATATGTCGGCATCAATCCAGGAACGGCGCAAGGATGGGTGACTAAGCGTCAAGACTTTGGCCGATTGATAAAAAAGGCTAGGCGTGAACATGAGATGGGCCTACTTCGCAGTGTTGAATTAGCAGGAGAAAAGAGTTGGCAGGCGCGTGCCTGGATACTTGAGAGGACGCATGGATATGCGCAACCCTCTGCCCGCCTGCAAGTTAGCCAGGACGTCACTCACGGAATCAGCGGAAACTTGGCCTCTTTACTCGCGGGCATCGCGGGCAGAAAGAAAATCACAGTGACTCCAGAAAAGCGACAAATCGAAAGCGGTCATAACTATATTGATGTTCAACCAGTTGCTACTAAACCAGAAAACCATTTGTCGAATAATAAGTATTGTATCAACAAGACCAACTCTGTTGAACAACAACAAGATGCACAAGCAAAAACTCCTAAACCTCGTCACAAGCAAATGAGACGAAGAAAGCCTAGAGCAGAGTCGCTTGCAAAGCATCCGCCTACCACCACGCCCCCCTCCACTCCCCCAGCCCCCATTTAATACGCATATACCCCCCCAAATTATTGTGGCTCAAAACAAAAAGAGGTCTTAACCTACACTCATGCCAAAGCCTCCCAAGCGTAGTCAAGAAGAGATACTCGAAGACCTCTCTAAACCCTCTGCATTCGCCTCTAATGTATTGGGCATCAATCTTTACGACTGGCAAAGAAAGGTATTACGCGATTTAGAGCCTAGAGACTGTCGTGTAGCTCTGCGTGCAGCCAACGGATCTGGCAAGACCAGCACCGTCATTTCAGCTATTTTGATATGGCACGCGCTCGTTTACCCGCGCTCAATCGCTGTAACTACGGCAGGCGTTTTCCGCCAAGTCGAAAGCCAGCTATGGCCTAGCCTGCGCAATCACATTGCCAAGCTTGGTGGGGCTTGGGAGGTCACATCTGGCGAGATCCGCTACCTCCACCCAAACGGCAACACATCACGCATTATAGGCTACTCAGCGACTGATCCTGGGCGTGCTGAAGGCTGGCACGCAGAGGACCACGAATACCATCCGTTGCTGATGGTAGTGGACGAAGCCAAGACCGTAGCCGACCCGCTGTTTGAGGCTATCAGCCGATGCCAACCAACCCGCTTGCTAATCGCATCCAGCCCAGGCGGAACTAGCGGCGCGTTCTATCGAGCGTTTACCAAGGAAGCCAATATGTGGTCGAAGCACGCAGTCACAGCGTTTGACTGCCCCCACATAACGCAGACTCAGATTGATGAGGTAATCCAGCGGTACGGCGAAAAGCACCCGCTAACCCGATCTATGATCTACGGCGAGTTCGTTGATATAGGGCTGGAAAGCCTAGTTATCAATCTCACCCAGCTACAGAACTGCCACAATACGCCACCAAGATTCAAGCCAGGTGTACGCATAGCAGGCGTGGACTTTGCAGCGGGTGGCGATCAGAACGTCATTTGTATAAGTGACGGAAACAAGATCCTGCCCATGATTGCTTGGCGCGAGAAAGACACGATGGCAGCCGTAGGAAGGTTTATAGTCGAGTTTAAGAAGGCTGGGCTGGAAGCCAACAACATCTACGCTGACGCAAGCGGGATGGGTATGGTTATGTGCGATGCCTTGGCTGAGTCTGGCTGGGTAGTCAATCGCGTTAACTTTGGGGCTACGGCATATGACAACAATGCCTATACCAATCGGTCTGCCGAGATGTGGTATGGGATGGCAAAGAAGATTGAGGATGCCGAGATTATATTGCCAGAGGATGAGGACTTGACCGCGCAGTTGACTTGCAGGCGCACAATCACCAACAGTAAGGGCAAGCTTGGCGTGGAGTCTAAGGACTCAATGCGTGCCAGAGGCATAGCCTCACCCGATAGGGCTGACGCGCTGGCCTTGTGCCTCAGTAGCTCAAATGTCGGTCTTGACTTGACATTTCAGATAGAGCGTCCAACTTGGAAGTCACTTCAAGAAATGATGGTATCCCACGATCCCGTCATGGCTGGATTTGACCCAGGAGGATAAACACTATGAATATCTGGAATTGGATTACTTCAAATTGGCAAGAGATCGTAGCCGCTGTTGGTGGCATCGTTCTCGCTGCTCGCATCATTGTTAAACTCACACCGACCCCAGCGGATGATTCGATCTTGGAAAAGATCGTAAACTTCCTAAAGACAGTCGGGTTAAATATTAAATAATTTATTTGTGCTGCGTGCAATCCTTGAGATCATCGCAGCCGTGTTTCGCATCATTCCAGGTTGGAAAGAAAAGCGAACACAAAACCTTGAAGCCGATTGGCGCAAGAATCGCAAAGCTATTGAGCGTGATCTGCGTGGTGAGTCTTGGTGGTTGCGCAACAACGACACCAGTAACCCAAACAACGGGGGCAGTTGAGTCTTTAATGCGAGATGAAAACTATTCTTCTATCCGTACTGCTGATCCAAAAATACGCGCTTGGGCCAAGCGTGCTTTGCATTACGTCAACGATCTGTCATTTGAATTGAGCAGAGAAAGACAAAAATGAACGCCAAAGATACACGCCGTACAGATTATTATACAAGGATCATTGATGCGCTTAACCAGCGAGAGACTTGGGAGAACCGCCAACGGTTGTTCTATCAAGCTCGCTACTTTGGCGTACGCCGTAAGGTCAAGCCTTGGCCTACAGCAGCAGATCTCCACGTTCAGCTAATTGACACAGCGATTGAGAAGCTGAAGCCAAGCTTCGTCAACAGCGCGATTGGCAACGACATTCTTTCCAGCTTTGTACCGATGCGCCAGCAGTTGACACCGCTGACCGTATCAGCCGAGCGTTGGTTTGATTACAATATGCGTGAGCGTACAAACTTTCAGAAAGAGATTGTTTCCGTAATTGACAACTTGTTGCTCTACGGACGTGGCGTGTCAAAGGTAATCTGGAACGAGGACAAGAAGCGCATTGAGTTTGAGGCAATTGATCCATTCCATATCATCGTTCCTTCCTATACCAAGGAGTTCAAAGATGCAGATTTCATCGTTCACATCATCTCAACGAGTGTCGATTCCTATAAGGCAAATCCATTGTACAAGCAGGATGAG